ACATTACATACAACATAGTGCAAAATCCTTACAGAAGTCAAGTAACTCTTCATCTTCCAGGAGCTTCGAAATGATTTTATACGTTTCAAAACTCTGTATTCCTTTCACTAAGGAACCAGGTTGATAGTTTAAATTACTTTCTACATTCGAAGTTAACTTCATACACTTTACATAAGCGTTTAATCCGTCTTCCGATATGTTAATATTAAAACGTTCCTTTGTGTATACAAACTCAACGAGTTCGGGATGCAAAGGATGGTACTTACAATTTTCTAAAATTGTTAAAGTACGTATCCCAAAATATTCTGAACTTTTCATCTTAAATCTTTTAAAATCAACGTATCTTTCAGAATGTACTATTCTGTTAAGAGCTCTCCAAACCGGGTATATACCATTAATGACATTATCTTTTAGATAATCTACATGATACAAATATTGACAAAACACGCAATAATCAGGGGAAGTAAAAGACTTATCATTTAGCAGTAAACCTGCTGTTTTGAAAGCCTTAGCTAACTCAGGAATATCATCACGCGAAATGGCGTAAACGCCATCATCACCTTGAATTTGACAATTTAATTCAGTAACGAAGGAGCAAACAGAAGCGATACCAAATTGTATAATTGAATCGATTTCATTCGTAAAAGTAGATCCCGAAGGAACTCCGTGTTTATGTTTCCAAACTCCATTAGGGGTAACAATACCTATACTATAGAATCTTTCACAAATACGGTCGATGAATGGTCCACAAATTGGATCAAAACAACTTTTAACGTAATCAAAAGCTAAAATTATAAATTTATAATGTATAGACGCGTCGAAAGCAGCGAAATCCACCGTATATAATACGTGGCCTAATTCACGGGCCTTAAGGATGAGTCTAGTAATACCCTCGGCTACGGATGCACTAGTCTCCAGGGATGAGCGCCAAGGCAGTAATCGTTGATATGCTAGCAGAGGAAAGTAAACGAACATTTCATAAAAGGTATCCGCAAAAGGAAATCCCCATACGTCACGTGTCTTTTCTTGCTCTGAAGTACGAACCAAAAGCATGCATGGATCCATGCGCTGCAAATAGTAATCAAACTTTGCTAACAATTGTTCTAAAGCATCTGGTTTCCTATTAA